AATTCAACTAGGAGAACCCTTGCCCACCTTTGACGAATTTGCCAAGGGGCAGCGGGACCAGGTCTATGCCAACCCCGATGTCAAGGCCGGGAACTTCGATCTGAAGCTCGTCGAGGACATGTTCCTCACCCTCCAGCATGACCGGGCCGAGTACGACCTGTGCCATGACTACTTCGAGGGCAAGCACCTGCTCCCCTACGCCCCCCGCAACGCCACCGAACAGATCCGCGACCTGCAGAAGCGGTCCATCGCCAACTGGATCCCCCTGCTGGTGAACTTGCCCAGCCAGATGTCCTTCGTGGACGACTACCGCCGGCGCACCGCCGGCAAGCTGGACCGCAGGGACACCACCACCGCGGAGAACTCCAATACGGAGTGGACCCAGTGGCAGAAAAATCGCATGGACGGGCGCCAAGGAACGGTGTACCGCTCGGTGCTGACCTACGGTCACGCCTTCGTCGCGGTGAACAACCTGGACCCGAAGGACATCAAGTTCGACATCCTGTCCACCAGGAACACCGTGGCGTACTTCCGGGATCCGGTCAACGACATCCGCCCGTCCCACGTCCTGACGATCAAGAGCTACCCGCGCAACGAGAAGGTCCCCGGCCTGGCCATCCTTTGGGATGACGTCTACCGCTGGGAGATGACCTACTCGGTCGACGGCAAGTTCGTGGTCAAGGGCAAGCCCTTCGCGCACAAGCTGGAGAAGTGCCCGGTCGTCCGGTACACCTGCTTCGTCGACGACGAGGGCCGCACCCGCGGCGTGGTCAAGGCAGCCATCCCGCTGCAGGACCGCCTCAACCAGGCCACCTTCAGCACCAACGTGACCGCTGATTTCGGCGCATTCAAAATCCGCTTCGCCGCCGGCCTGATGCCCTCCTTCCGCAAGGACGAGGACGGCAACCCGGTCCTGGATGCCAACGGCGAGCCGATCCCGGAACCGATCGAGATCAGCCAGGCCTCACTCCTGCTGAGCGATGATCCGGCGACGAAATTTGGACAGCTGGAGGAGACTCCCCTGGACGGCTACATCCGCCAGGAAGAGCAGGCCGCCAGGAACTTCACGACCATTTCGCAGTTCCCGCCGCTGGCCTCCATCTCCAACCTGGCCAACCTGTCCGCGGAAGCGTGGGCCGCCGCCGAAGCCCAGTTCATCCGTTGGATCGAGTCCTTCCACATCACCCTGGGCGAGTCCCACGAGGAACTGTTTCGGCTCGGCGCACTGGCCGCCGGCGACTCCGAGGGTGCACAGTCCTACGGCGGAGAAGTCCGCTGGCGGGACCAGACCACCAAGACGGTTGCCGTCATGATGGACGCCCTGGGCAAGGCCGCGCAGATGCTCGACGTCCCGCGCAAGGGCCTGTGGCCCATGATCCCCGGCGTCACCAACGGGATGCTGGACGACTGGGACCAGCTGCACGAGAAGCAGGTCGAGGAGCAGGAGGCCATGGACACCCGCATCGCCCAGGCCACCGCGGCCCGGGCGCAGAGAGTATCCGGGACTGACGGTATCAAGAAACCCACCTCCCCCAATGGCACCCAGCCCAAGCCGGTAGTGAATGGCAAGGGCTGAGGAGGTCCAGGCGATTGATCAGCTGCACCAGGCGGCCCAGGCACGCCTGGGTTTCGCTGCAGCCTTCGTCGCGCTGGCCGAATGGCAGGCCGTGTCCAAGCTCAACCCGAACGACACCGCCGCCTCATGGCTGACGAACTCCATCCTGGTGATCGTCGCCATCCGCAAGATGTCCCGACGGCTGGCAGTCGCGCACTACCAGCTGGTCAGGGCCCTGGAGACCGGGCGCACGCTGGGCGTGCCGGAAGGATCTCCTGACAGCACCACCTCCACCACACTGGGCAGCCTCCGGAATAACTTCCGCAGGGCTGCCATCGACATCGCAGCCCTCCCGTCCACGCGCACGCGCAGCGACGACCCCGACATCCGGTGGTTCGAGGAGAAGCTGGCCGCCACCCCTCCGGACATCGTGCCGGATGCGGTCCACCTGGACGACGTCGAGGTCGACCCCCTGATCCAGAAACTCCTGGACCGGGAAGGCACCAACGACAGCGAGCCCATCAAGGTCGACCGGTACGAATGGCCGGACGACTGGGACGTCCAGGACGTCGACGAAACGTTCCGTGCCCTGCTCAGGAAGCAGATCAAGGACGCCGCCGACAAGGTCAAGGACCTGCGCTCCAGCCCGGACATCACGCCGGACGAAGCCCTCAGCGGCATCGAGGAAGTGCACTCGGTGCACGGATCCATCGGGTCCGGCACCGTCGACGCAGCCGGCATCAGCGCCGGCCGGGACGCCGTCAACGGCGCCATCAAGAACGACAGGCTCGTTCTGGCGGTGGCCCGCGGCACCGGGCCGGATCCCTGCTCATTCTGCGCGTTCCTCGCGGCGCGAGGCTTTGTCTTCGCCAGCGAGAACAGCGCCGGCTTCAGCGACACCGACGTGACCAGGGTCTTTCACAATCACTGCCACTGCTTTCCGATTTACAAATTCGTGAAGGATTCACAGCTCCCCCCGCTGAGCCAGTACTTCAAGAGCATGTGGCCCAGGGTCACTGCAGGGTACTCCGGCAGGGACGCCCGCAACGCCTGGCGCCGCTGGATCTACGCCCAGCGGAAGGCGAACCCCGACAACCCCCACGGTTTGTCCAATACCTAAGTCCCAGGAGGACAGAATTGTCTGAGCAGCAGACACAGGGCCAGGAGCCCGCAGCAACCCCCGTCGTCATCGAATCCACTACGGCCCCGGATCCCTGGGCCGCATTCCCCGCCGAGTTTAATTGGGTCCGCAAGGAACTGGAAGACACCCGCAAAGAGGCCGCCGACAAGCGCGTCCTCGCCCGGGAACTCCAGGACAAGCTGGCCGCGGCGAAGACGCCGGAGGAAGTGCAGCAGATCACTGCTGCTTACGACACCAAGACCAACGACCTCGAAGTCGCCCTCGCCCGGGAACGGGTGGCCCGCAAGACCGGGCTGAGCGATGACCTGGTGGAGTTCCTGACCGGCAAGTCCGAAGAAGAACTCACCGCCCAGGCAGCGAAGCTGGCCGGCCTGAAGCCGGCGGCCGACGCTGACCCCGTGGTTGTCACGGTCCAGGAACCCCGTGGCGGGCTTGACCCCACGATCAACCCGAACGAGCAGTCCGGGTTTGACGCGTGGGAAGCCTACAAGCGGAACCGTCACTAGCACCTTCCCCACTCCTAAGCGCCTCCGGGCGCTTTTTTCATGCCCCCTGAAAGGGACTACACCATGACTTATGCACCACACCTGAAGGTGAAGCCCGAGGTCCTTATCCAGGCCGCGGTCTCCGCCCTCAAGGACCAGCTCGTCATCTCCAACACGGTGACCAAGCGCAACGACCTCGCCACCTTCTTCAAGGCCGAAGGCGACACGATCAGCCAGCGCGTCAAGGGCACCGTTCCGGTGCGTACCTACACGCCGCGCAACGATCGCTCGCAGCCCATCCTGACAGATACGTACTCCGAGTCAGTCGTGACCGTGACTATCTCTGCCGACCGGCCGTACTCAGCCATCAAGATGACCGACGAGCAGGCCGACTGGGATTTCACGGATGGCTGGGGCGACATCATCGACGCCCAGACTTCCTCCATCGCGTCCTATCTCGAACACGGTGTTCTCAACCAGATCCTGAAGGCTCCCTACGAGCGCGTGATCCTGGTCAAGGATGACTCCGCCGGCATCACCGCCGCGCAGGGCTCCAACCAAGATGTCTTTTACAACGCGGTCGTGGAAGCGAAGAAGGCCCTCCGCCTGATGCGTACCCCGAACGACACGCTGTACTGCATCTGCGGCGTCGACTTCGAGGAAAAGATCCTCAAGTCCAACCGGTTCCTCAAGGACGAGGGCACGGGCGATGCCGCCCTGACCACGGCCACCCTCGGCACCATCGCCGGCGTGAAGTTCGTGTCCACCACGCACATCCCCGCCGACGAAGCGTACATGTACGCCAGCTCCGGCTTCCTCGCCTTCACCGGCGTGCCGCGTATCCCCCGCTCCGTGCCGTTCGGCGCTTCCGCCTCCGCCGGCGGATGGGCCTTGCGTTTTTTGATGGACTATGATACCGCCTACTTAACTGATAGGTCGGTCTTCGATTGCTACGCCGGATACTCCTACGTCAAGGACCGCCTGACGGTATTCGACGGCCGCTCCAACGAGCTGGTTTCCCCGGATGAGTACTTCGTCCGCGGCGTCAAGCTGGCCCTGAAGTCCAGCACTTCCGCCATCGAGAAGAAGCCGGGCGACGGCTCCACCACGACCCCGGGCGGCTCCGCCAGCTCCTTCCTGGCCAAGGCCTACAACCTGCAGACCATCACGGCTGCCGAGGTTCAGGGCGAGCCCTTCCCGCTGGGTGGCAACTACCCGGGCGCTAAGGCTACTGCCACGGCCGCCATCACCAAGTCCGGCTCCACCATCGGCTCCATCGCCGTTGTGGCCCAGGGCTTCGGCTACACCTCCACCCCGACCGTCACCATCTCCGGCGGCGCCGGCACCGGCGCTACCGCCGTGGCCTCCATCCGCAACGGCCAGGTTGTGTCCATCGCGGTCACCGCCGCGGGCACCGGCTACACCGGAACCCCGACCGTCACCATCGCCGCACCGTAGGGGTAAGCCATGCCAGCACTCGCAACAGTCGGCCAGGTGGCCGCTCGCATCGGCGAGCCGATCACCGAGGCCGAAGATGTTCAGCTGGCCGTGGCCGTCCTCAACGAGGCGTCGGAGCAGATCCGGCACTACGCCCAGCAGCCCTACTGGACCGCTGAGAGCGCCCCTGCAGTCGCCGTCACCATCGCGGTGGCGGCGGCTGCCCGGGGCTATTTGAACCCCTCAGGATTCGATTCCGAGCGGGGGGATATGGTCACATTCAACCGCCATTCCTCCTACGTTGCCGGCGCCGCGCTGACCCCCCAGGAGATCACGATCGTCCGGGCGCTCGGCCGAACCGGCAACGTCCGCTCGGTCAGCCTGCACAGCTGCGACCGGCCCGTTCCGCGGAGCCGGACCATGGCAGAGGACCGGGGCTACGCCCCGGTGGACTGGGGCGGCAACAAGCCGTTTCCGCTCGGGTACGAATAGTGGCACGCCGCTCGATCCTGCTGGACCGTGGCCGCGAGCAGATGTTCATCTACCCCGAGGTCACCGTCACCAACGCCCGCGGAGAACGCGTCCGGATCCCGGCCACTACTCCGGTCGAGATCTGGGTCACCAGCTCCACGCAGCGGCAGGGTGACGCGGAAATCGCCGGCCAGGTCTCGATCAAGTCGATGCGCTGCATCACCAGGAGCGCCCCCGTGGGCTCCTGGGCCCGGATCGTCTTCCGTGGCGAGGAGTGGGACCTTGCGGCCCCGCCCCGATTCACGACCGGAGTGTCCAGGGCCACGCAGCACGTCGAGTTCATCATCCGCTCCCGCAACCGTCTGGACGAACCCTATGGCCCATGAGATTACGTGGCTGAAGCCTGACGGCAGCCCGGCTCCCGACAGGGGCAAGGGGTCCGTCGAGGACACCGTCTCCCACCTGCCGAAGGTCAAGGACGCCGTCCATAAGAAGGCCCTCACCATCGGCCGGGATGCCCACAGCAAACTCGCGGCCCACCGCCGCAAAGGCAAGGCGTACATCGAGGTCGCCCGGCACGAGAACGCCAGCGCCGACACCCCCGACTGGTACGTCTACCTCAAGGATGAAGATCCCGGTGGCGGCGACGGAGAGTACGTGCGCAAGAACCGGCTGGACCGGTCTGCGATGTCCATCGAGTTCGGCTGGGTGCAGCGAAAGGCCTTCGGCAAGAAGCTGGCGCAGCCCGTCCGGCACGAGGGTCTGCACATCCTGGGCGGCGCCATGCAGCGGGCAATCAACCGCTACCGGGGGCCGCAATGACCGAGTACATCCCGTCCCCGTTCTTCGGGTCTGTGGACGAGCTGGTCCGCAAGATCTTCGAGGGATTCTTCGTAAACCAGAACGTCCACATCTACTCGCAGTTCAGCGAGAACATGCAGACGCCGGCCATCGTGGCCCGCCGCGACCGGCGCTCCGGCACCCTGGCCCTGGCGACCAGGGATGACCGGTTCATGGAGTCGGCCATCATCATGATCTCCACCATCACCGACGGCCCCGACGCGGACGAAGAAGGCGAAGAGCTTTCCGAGATGTGCCGGTACGCGCTGCGCCAGGCGCAGCAGCAGCAGCTGTCCATCCCCGGCTGCGGCTCCATCGCCGTCATGCAGGTGTCCACCCACCCGGCCAAAGTCTCCGACTGGCAGACATCGACTTCGGTCGTTCAATACGCGAGTTTGCCGAAAAACGCCTGTCGGTACGAAATTATCGTGCGTCTCCTGGTGAGGCCTCCGAACCAAAGCACCGTAACAAACCGCTTCATGCCCCGTTAATTCGACGGGGCATTTTCTTTGGGGCCGAGCCCCTTCCTTAGGAGAAATCTAAATGGCACTGAACAACGATGCCGTACTGAAGGTTGGCGTAGGCCACTTCTACACGGCGCCGGTGGGGACCGCGCTCCCCACTGACCTCCGCAACCCGGGCGGCACCTGGACCCACATGGGCCACACGTCCGTCCAGGACATTCTGTCCGCCAGCTCCGAGGGTGGCGAAACCACGACCCTCCGGTCCCTGCAGAACAAGACCCTTCGCACCACGACCGCGGCCCGCACTGAAGCCTTCATCATGAATCTGCTCCAGTTCGATGCTCCGAGCTTGAAGCTGTATTACGGGTCAAACGCCACGGTTGACGGCTCCAATAACGTCACCGTCCCGGCCAGCCCGGTCCCGACCGAGGTCGCCTGGCTGGTCGTGTTCTACGACGGCCAGACCACCGCCGGCATCTACGCCCCCAAGGTCTCGATCATCCGCTCCGACGACCTCTCCGTCTCGGACACCGAGAACCTGGTCCAGCTGCCCGTCAAGGTCACTCCGCTGCAGAACGGCGCGAACGACTACGCCTTCCGCTGGCTGACCCCGAAGGTCATCCTCTCCACCGCCACGGCCACCGCCACCCGCACCGCCAACGCTGTCTCCAGCGTCACGGTGGTCTCCGGCGGTTCCGGCTACACCACCGTCCCGGCGGTGACCTTCTCCGGCGGCGCCGGCACGGGTGCTGCCGCTACCGCGGTGGTCACCGGCGGTGTCGTGACCTCCATCAACGTCACCAGTGGTGGCAGCGGCTACACCACGGACCCGACCGTCACGATCGCAGCTCCGGTCTAGCCCCAAGACCCCTGTGGGGCCGGTGCGGACCCGGCCCCACAGGCTTTACCCCCGTCCGCGCACGCATGACTACATAGGAGATCAGCAATGTCCGCACTGAAGCTTGATGACCTGCGCAAAGGCGCAGCAGAGAAGTACCCCGATTTCGAGATCGAGACCGAGGACGGGAAGGTCCTCGGATTCAAACCGATCTTCCGGCTGGCCAAGGCCCGCCGCAAGCAGGTGGCCGAAGCGATGGACGTCGACCGGCGCCTCAAGGAACTTGGCGAGGACACCGACGTCGACCAGTCCGAGCTGATGATCAACATCTTCTCCGATGCGCTGGCCGCGGCCGAGCGCGACAAGGGAGACCATGCGGCACTGGCCGAATGGGCCGGCAAGGAAGATCTCGGCATCTGGCTCTTCATCTTCCGGGCCTACTCGGAGAAGACCGACCTGGGGGAAGCGCCGCCCTCGGAGAGCTGATCGACGAATACGGCGAAGAGATTTACCTGGATCTCAAAGAGTTCTGGGGATTTGACCTCGTCAGCTTCATTGCTGGCGAGGTCTTTTCCTCTATCCGGGTGATCCATTCCCTGATCAATAACCTCCCCGAGGGCAGCCGCTTCCGTGCGGCGCTGGCAGTCGACCACCCCGCCAAATCTGAAGACCAGCCCGAAGCCGACCCGAGGGCCGAAGCCATCATGGACCGGATGTCCTGGACCCTGGACCGGCGCCTGCAGGCCATGGAAATCAATGCCATCAACCTGAACACCGCAGTGACGGGGCACTGGAAGGACGGCCCGCCCGACTTCCCCACTATTGGCCCCGCCGACTGGCAAGGCCCGCCGGCCAGGTCAGAGCCGGTCTACAAAGACAACTTCGATCTGTTCAGAAAGATGGGATGGCCAAGTGGCTGACTTCAAACTCGTAGGGTCGGTGGCAATCAAGGTCCGCCCTGATACCACCGACTTCAGAGAACAAACCCAGAAGGGCGTCAAAAGGGAACTCGCCAACTTCGATGCCGACGTCGAGGTAGATGCCACAGTCAAGCTCGACACCGCCAAGGCCAAGTCCGACGCGAAGAAGCTGGAGAAGGATCTCGACGGTGAGTCCGTCACCTGGAAGATCAAGATCGACCACGACTCCGTCCGTGCGGCGCAGAAGCGTTTCGAGTCCATGCTGGAGCCCACCCAGAAGATCACCTTCGAGCTGGACGACCAGGGCAGCATCGACAAGGCCCGGGAAGACCTGGCCAAGATGGCCCGGGAAGCCAAGGTCAAGATCACCTACTTCCAGGACGAGAAGGGCTACCAGTCCGTCCTGGACCGGATCGCGGCGCTGCGCCGGGAGAAGCTTGAGAAGACCATCACCCCGTCCATGGACGAGGCCGAGTGGGACGCTATCGAGCAGGAGATGCACGAGAAGCTTGCCGAGTTCGTAACACCCCCGATCAAGCAGACGTTCCACCTTTCCTACAACGAGGACCGAGCCGGCCTGGAGAAGGCCCTTGCCTCGATCAATGCTGAGCTGGCCAAGCTCGACGCCGTCCACTTCGACATCGAGGTGGACCGGGACAAGCTGCTCCGGGCCCGGGCCGCCGCGGAAGAGGCGCTGGCCAACGCCCCGCTGATCATCCAGTTCACCCCGGACGAGGACGGCTACCGGGACGTCCTCAACAAGATCAGGGCCATCCAGCGCGAACGCGTTGAGATCCCGATCGACCTGAATCTCTCCGACGATGCCCTCCAGGCACAGGTCGAGGAGATCGAAGCGAAGCTCCGCGACCACACCACTGAGATCCCGGCAAAGGTCCGCGTCCGCTACGACCTCAACCGGGCGGCGCTGGAGTCCTCGATCGCCACGATCGAGGCCGAGCTGGCGAAGATCGGCGCCCTGGAAATGGACGTCGAGCTGAACCGGCAGAAGCTCCAGGCCGCCGGCAACTACCTCCGCGGACAGCTCACCCTGACCCCCCTCATCGTCAGGTACTCCCAGGACGCGGAGGGCTACAAGAGCGTCCTGGCCAAGATCAAGGCGATCCAGCGGGAACGCATCGAAGTCCCCATCAACCTGAACCTCCCCGACGAGGAACTGGCCGCCAAGGCCGCGGAGATCCAGGCCAAGCTGGACGCCACCGAGCCCACCAAAAAGATCAGCCTCAGCTACACCAACGACCGGGCCTCCCTGGAAAAGGTCATCGCCCAGATCAAGGCCGAACAGGAAAAGATCGACTCGATCAAGTTCGACGTCGAGCTGAATCCGGCCGCGCTGGCCGCCAAGCGTGCCGAGATGGAGGCCATCCTGGCCGGCACCCCGGTGCAGGTGAAGGTCAACTACGACAACACGGACTCCGTCAAGGCCGCCCGTGCCCAGCTCCAGGGAATGCTCAACGAGGTCAACGCCGCGACCATCGAGGTCAAGGTCGACAAAGAGCACCTGGAGGCCGAGCTGGCCCAGCTCGACGCCCGAATCAAGGCCGCCGAGGAGAAGAGCAAGCTCAACGTCAAGGCCGGCATCGGCCCGGCGGACATGCTGAAAACCGCTACCGCGATCGCAGTCCTGACCAAGGACCAGGTGATCAACATCCGGATGCGGCTGGCCAACTCCACCCTCCTGCTGGCCGCCGCCAAGCTCACCGGCCTGCGGGCCGCGGCACGCTGGACCGAGGGCTTCGGCCAGGCACTCGGCCGACTCGACCGCAACCTGCCCATCGTGGCAGCCCTCACGGTGGGGATCTCCACCCTCACCTCCGGGTTCCTGTCACTGACCGCCAACGTCTTCTCCCTCGGCAACGGACTCGGTGAAGTCCTCCGCATGGCCGGCCTGCTCGCTCCGGCGCTGCTGCTCGGCGTCGGCGCCGTGATGACCGTCTTCACCGGCGTATTCAAGGATTTCGGTGCTGCCGTGAACGGCGACACGAAGGCCATCGAGAAACTGACCGAGTCGGGCAAGCGGGCCGCCGCGGAAATCCGGGTGGTCTTCCAGGACATCCGCGAAACGGTCTCGGGGAACTTCTGGGACCGGGCCGGCGACAGCATGTTGACCTTCACCCGGGTCGCCCTGCCGGCGATGGGTGAAGGGCTCGGGAGGCTCGCCACCTCCCTCGGCGGCATCTTCTCCGGCGTCCTCGACTCCGTCGTCAAGCTCACCGAGCAGGGCGGCACCAAGGTCTTCTTCGACAACCTGACCCGCGGCTTCGACGTCGCCCAGACGGGCATGGCGTCCTTCATGAGCGGGTTCCTTACCCTCGGCGTGGTCGGCTCAACCGTTTTCCCCCGACTGGGCCGGGCCTTCGAGGCCTGGGCCGGAAGGTTTGACGGCTGGGTCCAGCGGCTCGCCGCTGACGGCACGCTCAACCGGTGGATCGACAAGGGCATCCAGGGCATGAAGGACCTCTTCAGTGCCGGCGGATCCATCGTCAAGGTCTGGGGCAACATCGGCCAGTCGGCCCAGGCCGCGGGTGCCGTCACCCTGCACTCGTTTTCCCTGATGATGGCACGGCTCGACGATGTCACAGCCGGCGACCGCTTCCAGAAGAACATGCAGAACATCTTCCGCGGGGCCCGCGAGGCGTCGACCTCCTTCCACGATGCCCTCGGCAATCTCGGCCCGGCAATGGATGTCTTCTCGGTCACGATCAAGAACAGCCTCTCTGGCGCGGGCCAGGCGCTCGGGACCTTCATCGCCCTCCTCGGCGATCTCTTCTCCAGCCCCATGCTGGACAAGGGCATGTCGGCGTTTCTGACCGGGGTCACGAGCATGTTCGAGTCGCTGCGACCTGCAGCCGGCGCGATCGCAACCATCCTGCAGACTTTCGGGCAAATCCTGGGTGCGGTAGCCACCGATTCGGGGCCACTTTTCCGGAATCTGTTCATGCAACTCTCAACCGTCCTGACCACGGCCTGGCACGCGCTGGAGCCCTTCCTGCCCGGGCTCATCCAGCTCGGCACGACAGTGGTCAACATTTTGGGCCCGGCCCTGGCCGCGGTGGCCGGAACGATCATTCCGGCCTTCGCCTCCGGCGTCCAGCAAATCGGTGACGGGCTCCTCCCCGTGATCCAGCTCCTCGCGGATTTCGCCATCGGCGCGGCTCTGGTGATCTCCGCCATGCCGCCCGCCCAGCTCCTCGGCATTGCAACGGCGATGCTCACGCTCGGCGGTGCGCTGAAGCTGGCGGCTCTCGCCGGCCCGCTGGCCGCCGCCGCCATGCAGGCTGTCGGTGTCCAGGCCGGGGTCGCGGCCCTCCGGGTCCAGCTCATGGTCCCGGTCATCGGTGTCGTTCTCGCCGCCCTGAGCGGCCTGATCGCCTTCGGCATCGGCTCACTTGCAACCGCCCAGAAGAGCGCAACCCCCTTCGCCAACGAGTACGCGGACGCCCTCAACGCGGATGCCCGGGCGGCCGGTGCCTTCGGTGACGCCGTGGGCAAGGCCACGAGGGAACTCGCCGCTAAGAAGGTCGTTGATTCCGGAGCCCTGGAGGCCGCGAAGAAGCTCGGCATCGGAACGCAGGAAGTCACGGACGCCATCCTCAAGGGCGGCCCTGCCCTGGACAGCCTCAACAGGAAGCTTGACGCGGTCAGTGGGACCTATGCCGAAGCCGACAGGCAGGCCCGCGCCGCGTCCCTGGGCAATGACGAGTTCGGCAGCTCCTTCGCCGGCCCCGAAGGCCCGACCCCACGCCTGAAGGAAATGAACGACGCGGTCAACGTGCTCAGGGGCTCAGTAGATGAGAACCGTGGCAGCTTCGAGGCAGGCAGCAAGCAGATCCAGGACTACGCCGAGGTGAACAAGGCAGCCGGCATCGAGACCACGGAGCACGCCAAGGCTCAGAAGAGCCTCATCGAACAGGTCCGCGAGTCGAACAAGCAGCTCGGCGCCGCAGCCGCGGCGTCCACCGTCCTGCAGGACGCCTCCGCCAGCAGCGCCTCCAAGATCGACGCGATGCGCAAGACCTTCGAGCTGCTGGTCGGACCTAACGCCAAGCAGCAGGCGGCCGAGTCCCTGGGCGCCTACGCCAGTGGCTTCAGGAATCTCCAGGATCTGGTCACCCCGCTCGCCGGGGAAATGCAGAAACTCGGCGACTCGGTCTACGGCAGCGACGGATTCCTCAACGTCGCCAGCGGCAACAAGGCCATCATGCAGGTCAACCAGGCCCTGGTCGATCAGGTCAATAACACCTGGGCCGGATCCAAGGCAATCTACGACGAGGCGATCAAGGCGGGCGACAACGCCGCGGTGGCCTACGGGAAGGCCAAGAAATTCGTCGACGATCACAGGGCCGACTACGACGCACTCGCCAAGGCGTCGGGCGTGTCGGCCGATATGGTCGCGGGCCAGTGGGACGCCGTCTTCGGCCACGAATGGGTCCTCAAGGTCGCCCTCTCGGGCGCCACGGAAGCGGCTGCCATCGCCCAGGCGATGGTCACCACCCTCGGCGGCACCTTCGACGGCCAGAAGTTCACAGCCCAGCTGGACGCCGACCCCACCCTGGCCATACTGGCCATCAAGGACCCCGTCGCTGCGGCCGAGGCCTTCGTCAACAAGGAATGGGTGGCGCAGCTCGACGCTCTGCCCGACCAGGCCGAGAGCAAGATCCAGTCTCTGGTCGAGAGCACCGGCGCGAAGTGGAACAGGGGCGACTTCACGTCCATCCTCAAGGTGGCCGACGGAGTTCCCGGCCTGCAGAAGGCCCTGCAGGACATCCGCAACGGTGTCGGCGTGCCGTTCTACGCCAACATCTTCGCGCAGCTCAACGGTGCGTCGGAGCGGGCGGTCCAGATCGCGCTCAACTCCCTGACCATGACGCGCTCGGTCGCCATCCGCGTGGCCTATGACTACACGAATGCGGGCGACCCCACGGCCCGGGCCGGGCAGCGGGTTATCGGCAGCGCCAACGGCAACATCCTGAACGGCCGTGGCATCAAGCAGTTCGCCAACGGCGGGATCGAGAACCACGTCGCGCAGATCACCAAGCCCGGCGGCCCGATAAGAGTGTGGGCGGAAGAAGAAACTCGGGGCGAGGCCTACGTACCTTACGCCATGTCCAAGCGCCCGCGCTCGGTAAAGATCCTGGCCCAGGTCGCCAAGGACTTCGGCTACACCCTCACCAAGGCCACGAAGTCCTACGCCGACGGCGGCACCGTCGGCACCGCAGTTCCGACCCGGACGTCCAACACGTCCGTCACCGTCGGCGTACTCAACACCGTAGACCCGGATGCAGCCGTGAAGAAGCTGCGCGAGCTGCAGCAGGACGCACTCGCCGTGGCCGGCATCAAATAAGGAGCATAGCCCATGGGCGTAGTATTTGGCGGGCTCGTCGCGCCCACCACACCCCCGGTCCTCTGGACCGGGCTGGACATGAAGTGGGTGGGGTGGGACGGCGTCGAATGGAGCCTGACCGACTCCTCCACGGGCACCGTCATGCTGCCCGGCGTCCGCGGGCTCAGTATGCCTCCTGTCATCCACCACCGGGCCGCCCACGCATCCTTGCCGGGCGCCCGGTGGCGGGGCCACACCATCGACGTGCGGGAGGTCTTCTGGCCGCTGCAGATCTATTCGGATCTGGGCAGCCAGGACTGGATCGAGCGGGACCGCGCCTTCTGGCGCACCCTCGACCCGCAGCTGACCGGTCAGTGGATCGTGACGCTCCCGGACGGTTCGACCCGCACCCTGAAGCTGCGCTTCGTCGACGACAGCCAGTTCACCATGGAGACCGACAGTGTCTTCGCCGGCTGGTCCAACTACGGCATCACCCTCGCGGCCGAGCAGCCCTACTGGGAGGGCGCGTCGATCACGCGCCGCTGGGAAGCGGGCGGAACCTCCCCGTTCTTCCCGATCTCCGGCGGCCCGGCGTTCACCATCTCCCCCGGCAACACCCTTACCCAGGCGACACTGGACAACCCCGGCGACGTCCCGGCGCATGTGGTGTGGAAGGTCTACGGGCCCCTCACCAGCGCCACGGTCGGCGTCAACGGGCGCACCATCAACATCCCGTTCTCCGTCGCGGCCGGCGATGTGCTGGTGATCGACACCAGCCCGGCGGCGCAGACGGCCATGATGGGGCCGGTCAACGGCCCCTGGACCACCGACAAGACGATGAACCTGGGCAGCATCGACTTCGCCCCGCTGCCGGCCGGGGCCGTGTCGAACCTGTCGCTGAACATCGCTGGCGGCACCGGCTCAATCAGCGCCACCTTCAAGCCGCTCTACTACCGGGCGTGGTGACATGCAGGACTCCCCTTTCCTCATCAAGGTCTACGACAAGAACTTCAACTTCAAGGCATTCGTCGGCGACCCGATCTCCCTGGTGGTCACGCCCCGCTTCAACCAGACCGGCACCGCCGCCCTGGTGGTGGACCTGGACCACCACGCCGCACCGTACCTGCTGGAGGACGGCGCCCGGCTGGTGATCTTCCTCCGCGGCCAGCAGCTGATGAGCGGCAAGATCCACCGCCGCTCCGCCGAGGGCCCCAGCGTCGACGGCACCCTGACGGTCTACCTCAGGGACGACTTCCGGCTGCTGCACCAGGTCCTGGGCTGGCCGGTGCCCGCCGCCGACATCACGGCGCAGGGCACCAGCGAGTATGCGACCTACACCGGCAACGCCGAGACCATCGCCAAGGCGGTCATTGACGCCAATATCCGGCTCCGCCTGGGGATGCCGGTCGCCATGGCGACCAACCAGAACCGGGGGGCCACCGTGCCCGACGGGGTGAAGTTCCGCTTCCACCCGCTCTACGAGCAGCTGTTCCCCGCCATCGAGCAGGCCGGCATCGGGATCACCATGCGGCAGGGTGCCGACGGCACCGGCTACATCCTGTGCGACGTCTTCGTGCCGCCGGTGTTCAACTACACCCTCACCGAGGACTCCGGCCTGATCGCCAGCTGGTCCTGGACCGACGAGGACCCGACTGCCACCCGCGTGGTGGCCGGCGGCGGCGGGGAGGGCGTTGCCCGGATCTTCCGCCGGGCCACCAACACCACCCTGGAGACGGCCCACCGGGATGTCGTGGAGGACTTCCAGGACGCCCGTGATGCGGACACCGCCGCCCTAGTCCAGACCCGGGCCACGGAGGGCCTGACCGAGGGCGAGCCCAAGGCCGGCTTCGCCGTCCAGCTCTCCGAGTCCGCGAACTTCCAGTACGGCAAGAACGGCCTCGTCGTCGGCGCCCAGGTGACGATCAGCATCGGCGCCGTCACCCGCACCGACATCCTGCGCGAGGTCACGCTGAGCTACACCCGCGACCAAGGCCTCGTCACCACCCCCGTAGTGGGCGACATCAGGGACTCCCCTGACCGCACCATCGCAAACTTCCTTGCCCGGCTCAAGAAGGGCATCAACGACCTGAAGGTGAGCAAGTAAATGGCAATCACGAGTATCGGCTACGACGGCTCGGTCAATGAGGCCCAGTGGTCCAAGCTGATCCCCCTCGCGGGATCCTCGCACTACGGCGTGGCCGCCGGCCAGGACTGGAAGGTCACCCCGCACGCCACGCTGGACCGTGGCATCACCGTCGCCACCGGCTCCGGCTGGGGCCACGGCATCCTCGACACCTCCGACACGACAGTGTCCCTGCAGGGCACGGCGGTCTCCTCCGGCTCGCGCTGGGACCTCGTCGTGGCCCGCCGCAACTGGGGCGGCGCCGGCGGTCTCACGACCTTCGTCCTGGTCACCGGCAGCTCCAGCAAGTCCCTGCCGGCCCGCAACACCACCCCCGGCACCCTGGATGACCAGCCCCTGGCCCTGGTCCAGTTCACGGCCGGGCAGACGGCCCCCACCTCCGTGGTGGACCTTCGCTGCTGGGCACGCAACGGCGGCATGACCGCCCGTGACGACCTGGCCCTGACCTACCTGAAGATGCCCGGGGCGCAGATCATGGTCAACGGCACCCAGTGGAACTGCGAGCTGGACGCCAACGGCAACCCGTCCTGGTCCACGTTCGTCATGGGGCGCATCCCGCTCTTTGGTGGATCGGTAGGCGCCCTGGCGGGCGCCGCCGGCTCCAACCCGCAGAACATGATCAACGGCGGCCAGCAGTTCCTTGTCCAGGCGGGCACCAACGTCAACTATTCCGACAACTCGGGCTACGCCCGGCTCACCTTCCAGAAGCCCTTCCCGAACGGCCTCCTGACCGTCATCGCCATGGACGGCGACGACTGGGCCGGTGGCGGGTCCCTCACCTACGCCTCGGCCGGCGGCGTGGGCGGCGGCGGTGGCGTATTCGGCCAGGCAGGCTTCGGCAGCACGACCGAGTGGGTCTACGCCCTGCGCTCCCAGCCGGCATCGGTGAACGGCACCGGCAGCCTGGTCATCGGCCGGCACGGCGCCCTGAACAAAATTCACCGCATCAACTGGATTGCTATCGGCTGGTAGCGGAAAGAAACGGACATGGCACTTTACCCATACGAGACCCAACTGGCTCTCAACTCCAACGGATCCAGCCTCCTGGTCTCCGACGCTGTTGTCACCATCTACGACGCCTCCGACACCGGCATGGTCACCCCGCTGGCGCTGGTCGACATCTCCGGCGCCCCGCTGACAAACCCCGTGCAAGTGAGCCGGCAGGGATTCCTGCCGGCCTTCCAGGCCACCACCCCGCAGGTCCTCTGGTCCGGCGGCGGGTTCGTCGGATACCTCAGCTCCTACCGTGGCCTCCTGGAGGAGGCCGCCGCAGCCGGCACCGCCGCGTCCAACGCAGCCCTCAATGCACTGAACGCCAAGGTGGCCGCCGAGGCCGCCGCAGCCTCCGCAACCGCACCGACGGATGCGTCCGTGGATGCGGGCATCATCCGCGCCGGCGCCGTGGCCGCCTGGAAGCCGGCCAAGGCCTACGCCCTCGACCAGTATGTGGTCAACCCCAGCGGAGCCCTGGTCAAAGCCCTGCAGGCCCACACCTCCGCCGCCACCTTCGACGCCACCAAGTGGACCACCGGCAGCGGCGGCACCGGTGGATCGGGCACCAACGTGGTGGTCCAGAACGTCACAACCGGAGTCACCCCGCCCCGCCCCACCACGGACCCCAACGTCGTCGTGTTCTGGGTCTGCTGGACCCAGCCGGCCAGTGTCACCTCCGGCACCGGCGGGGCGTACCCGAATGACATCTGGATGCAGAGGGCGGCCCCGTGATCGCACTCCAGGGGACCCCCACACTTGTTGAGTCCTCTGCCGCCACGTCGCTGGCTGTCGGCTACCCCGCCGGCATCGTCGCCAACGACCTGCTGGTTCTGTCACTGACCCTCTCCCAGCAGACGGCGCTCACCACAGTGCCGTCCGGCTGGACCCTGGCCAAGGCCCAGGACGCTGTCGGTGGTACCTACACGGCCACGTCGGTCTTCTATAAGAAGGCTGTCGGCGGGGAGACCGGCACGGTCACCGTCGGCACCTGGGCGACATCGGGACGGACCACGGCCATCATGAGCCGCTGGTCCGGGGTGGATACCGTCACCCCGCTCGACACGGCCCCGGTGTCCAACGCCACGGCCGATGCCACCACGCTGCTGATGCCGTCCATCACCACCACGACGGCCAACTCCGTCCTGCTCCACACGATCGCCGCCAACGTCTCCAGCACCAGCGACCTTGAGACCCTGGCTGGCACCACGCTGGTGACCAAGTCCACCACCATCGGCCGCAAGTCCGGCCAGTTCTACGAACAGCAGCCCACCCCGGGCGCCTCCGGCACCCGGCTGTGGACACTCAACCCGGTCTCGCCCCGGCTGTGGACCGGCATCACCCTCGCCCTGCGCACGTCCGGGTCCGTGACCGCACCCTCCCTGGTGCAGCGCATCGTCGGCATCCCCGCGACGAACACCAGCACCACCGCACTGGTCCAGGTCAAGGTGACCAACGCGACCAGCGTCCGGCTGAAGGTCTCCACCGACTCCGCCGGCACCCAGGGTGTTGTGTACGGGCCGGCGGCCACGCCGTCGGCCAACGGCGATGCCAAGCTCACCGCGTCCGGGCTCACGGCCAACACCCGCTACTACTACCGGGTGGCCATGACCAACACCGGCGGCGAGGTGCTGGATACCAGCACCACCATCGGCCGGCTCAAGACGGCTCCGTCCGGGGCGTCCAGCTTTTCGTTCTGCTTCGCCTCATGCTTCAACGGAACGGACACCACGGTGGTCGACGCCGTCGCGGCCCGGGGCGATGACATGTTCCTGATCCTCGGGGACCTGTACTACGCCGACGGCTCCGGCACGACCGTGGCGAACTTCCGCACCAAGCACAACCAGAAGATCCTCGCCTACCAGTCGGTGCTGGCCACCGCCAACACGGTCTACACGCCCTCGGACCACGACGGCATGAACAACGACTCCACGGCCGGCGGTGACGCCACCGCCTGGACGAACTGGAACAGCGTCCGCACCGAGCTGTGGCCGGCCTCCGCGACCTACTACACCTACACCTGGGGCCGGGTCCGGTTCATCGTCCTCGATGACCGGTCCTTCAAGACCATCCCCTCGGCGGCGGACAACAGCTCCAAGACCGCCCTCGGCGCAACGCAGAAGACGTGGCTGAAGAACACCATCACCGCCGCCACGGAACCGGTCATTGTCATCGCCCAGTCCGCACCGTGGATCTGCCCGCCCGAAGTCGGAGACGACGGCTGGAACGGCTACAGCACCGAGCGCACGGAACTGGCGAACTACTTCGCCGCGTCCGGGAAGAAGATCGTCATGCTGGCCGGTGACATGCACGCCGTCGCCGCGGACAACGGCACGAACTCCCCGGGCGGTGTCCCGATCTTCCATGCCGCGCCGGGCGAGGGAACGTCCTCCCACAAGGGCGGCCCCTACACCGTGTCCCCGTACCCGGCAGCCGGGCTGGCCGCCACCCAGTACGGCCGCGTCGTGGTCACCGACACCGGGGCGCAGATCAGCCTGGCGTTCTCGGGCTACAGCGCGGACACCAACACCCAGCGGGTCACGCTGACCGTCACCGAATCCACTGGGGGCACCGCCCCCGGCGGTGTGACACCCGTTTCCCAGATGTTCATCCGCACCGCCACCGGTTGGGTGCCGATCTCGATCGCCAACTTCACAGGAGTCTAACCAGCCATGGAGTTTCAAGTATGGATGCAATGGCTCATCCCCTTCCTGTCCGCCGTCCTCTCGGGCGGCGGCATCTGGGCCCTGCTGGCCGCCCGCGCCTCCTCCAGGGCCACCGAACGCGCCGCCAGCACGGCGGCCAAGGCCACGGAGCGGGCGGCGGCCGCTGCGGCCAACGCCACGGAACGGGCGGCCGAGGCCGCCGCTGCGCCGGCCGCCGCTGCGGCGGTGTCCGCCGACTGGACGTCGCTGATGGCGTACTGGCAGGCGGAGATGACCGCGCTGCGCGGTGATGCCAACCGGCTGGAGGTCAGGGTCATGTTCCTGGAGCGCCAGCGCGAGGAGGACCTGGCGCTGATCAACGAGCTGGAGGCCCACATCTGGTCCGAGCTGCCACCACCGCCGCCGTCCCGGCGCCGTCCCCCATCCCAGGCCCCCTAGAGGGGCCTTTTTCATGCCCGGAGGCAACGCATGACTTACATCTGGCCGTGGCCCAAGGGCACGGTAATCTCCCAGCGGTACGGCACCAACCCCGGCGGGGTCAACCCGTCCGGGGGCCATACCGGCATCGACGGGGCCCTGCCGTCCGGGACCCCGCTGCGGGCCCCGGCCGACGGGGTGATCGAGTGGGCCGACTGGTGCCGCTCCCCCAACGGCAGCGACAACCCGTGGCTGCTCACCGAGGGCGGCGGGATCTGCGTGGTCCTCAATGCCGGCGCCGGCAAGCCCAACTTCATCCTCGCCCACCTGTCCCGGACAGACCTGAACAAGGGCGACCGGGTGAAGCAGGGCGACGTCATCGGCTACTCGGGCAACACCGGCAAGTGGACCACCGGCCCGCACTGCCACTTCGAGACCATGATCGACGGCTACAACATCAAGTCCAGCACCTACGGCCGGCACAACCCGGCCAATGTGTGCTCCGCCTACTGGGAAGACATCGTCTCCCTGCAGCCGGCATCATCGGGGGCCCGCTACTGGACGGCAGGCAAGGACAACGTCAACCAGCGGTCGGCCCCCGCCACCTCCGCCCCCGTGGTCCGGATTATCAAGGCCGGCTCCAAAGAGGTCTGGGAAGGGTACGTCCACGGCGAGACCGTGGCCGGAACCGACATCTGGTACTGCGACAACCTGGGCTACGCCTCAGCGGCCTTCTTTGACCCTTCAGTGACAACGGGGCTGCCTGACCGTACCCCGGTGCCCGTACCGCCCCCGGTGTCAGTAGAACCGCCCACAGCGCCTGTGACGGGCATCTATGACTTCGCCCTGGACTTCGGGTCCATCGGCGGGATCCTCGTCGAGAAGATCCCGGCGCACTGGGACAACTACGGCGAGGAGTTCAGCTACAAGCCGGCCAAGGCCGTACTGCACTGGTGGAACTCCCCCGCGGTGAACCCGTCCATGTCCTCGGTGATCAACGAGTTCTGCAAGATCTCCACGTCCAAGTCCGCGCACTTCATCGTGAGCGACACCCGGATCGTCCAGTGCGTGTCGCTGGCCGACCGGGCCTTCCACGCCGGCCCCGGCGGGAACGACTGGATCGGCATCGAGGTCGACCCCCGGGCCACCGAGAAGAACCCCGACGGCAGCTACACGATCCGCGCCCTGGCCATCCAGTCCAACGTCAGGGCCCTGCTCGCGGCGCTGCGCACCAAGTACGGCTACCAGCTGGGTCTGACACTGCACAAGGACGTCCCGGGCGCAGCGACCAGCTGCTCCGGTCTGGACTTGGCCGACTACGACATCACCCCGCCGCCGGCCCCGCCGGCGCCCGTGAGCGACGACATCGGCACGCTGCGGAGGTTCTTTGAATGGCTAATCGCCCTCTTCATGGCACGGCCCAGATGAGGTACTTCGCCGTCGCCGGGGCCCTGGTGGGCTCCGGCGTGGCACTCATCGTCACCGGAGTCACCATCTGGCAGGCCGCCAACAGCTTCCTCAAGCGCGGCGACGGCCACTTCCTCTTCCCATCCAACTCAGAACGGATCCGATAATGGCTGAACACGCCGCCCCTTCCAGCATCCTCGACCCCGTGGCCACCACCCCCTGGGCCCGCACCCTCTGGCAGGGTTTCATCGTCGATGCCCTGATCGCCATCGGCCTGGGCCTGGCAGTCCTGCTCGGCGACGGGGACATCACCAGCCCGTCCTTCTGGGGCGCCGTAGGCATCCTGGTCGGCAAGTCCTTCCTGACCTCGGTCGCGTCCTGGCTGACCCGGCTGAAGGCCGGTGCCCCACTTGGCTAACATCAACAATCCCGCCATCCTGACCGGGCGGATGCTGGATGCGGCCGGCCAGCCGCTGTCCGGCATTATCCGGATCTCCCCGGACACCACGACCATCACTGCCCCCCAGACCGTGATCACCGCGCACAGCGTGGAGATCAAGCTGGATGCCTTCGGCGCGTTCCGGGTGGAGCTGCAGGGCAACGACGACCCCGAGATCGTCCCCCAGGGTTTCACCTACCGGGTCAGCTACGAGCTGTACGACCACTCCCGCGAGTTCCACTACATCGCCCCGTTCTCCTTCGCCATCGGCGCGGGCGAGGAGCGCGACATGCGCAACCTTGTCCCGATCACCCCGAACACCGGCGCCCCGCTCACGGCCGGCCCCGCCGGCCCTGCCGGCGCTGACGGCCCGCCCGGCCCGGCCGGCCCCGCTGGCGCCCAGGGACCCGCAGGTCCCGCAGGCCCTCCGGGCCCGGCAGGTGCCGACTCCACCGTTCCCGGACCCGCGGGACCCGCCGGCCCCGCAGGCCTCCAGGGCCCGGCCGGCCCGGCAGGCGCGGACTCCACTGTCCCCGGCCCAACGGGCCCGGCAGGCCCCGCTGGCATTCAGGGACCAGCAGGCCCCGCAGGGGCAGCCTCCACAGTCCCCGGGCCGCAGGGTCCCCAGGGCCTCACCGGCCCGGCCGGCCCCACCGGCCCCGCAGGCGCCGACTCGACAGTGCCCGGCCCCCAGGGACCCCAGGGCCTGACCGGCCCCGCGGGCCCGCAGGGCCCCCAGGGTATCCAGGGTTCGGACTCGATCATCCCCGGCCCGCAGGGCCCCAC